AAATAACGACAACAACGACAGTAGCATTTACTAGTAGTCTATAAGATATTATGTCAACGAGCAATAACAGAACAGAGTATTCGCCCTTCGTTTCAAGTCTTATTGATTCGTTTGTGCCGGATCATGTGCGGGCGAACTACCCTGACCTCATTGCGTTTATCGCCGCTTATCTTGACTATCTTGAGACGTCGAATCTTTCTGGATATTATCAGAACACTCTTCCTCAACAGAGGGATATCGAATCACAGGACGAACAGTTTCTTCGGCGCATTGAACAAGAGATTGGTCTCTTTGTTCCTCGTGAGTACGAAGCGACACCTCGTGTTTTTTATAATAAGATCTCAGAACTTTGGAGATCAAAGGGATCTACTGAAGCGGTCGAAACTTTCTTTCGACTCTTTCTTAATGACACTGTTCAAGTAAGATTTCCATGGGACTTTGTTCTTAAACCATCTGATGGTCGATGGCAGGCTCCCGAAAAGATTCGTGTATCATTAATCTCTGGAGATCCAGAGGCTTTCGCGAGTCGGCGTGTTGAACAACTCGAAGAATACGGATTCACAACTGTTACCAGGGTTGAACGTAAGGTATACGCCGATCAGACTATCTATGAACTTACAATTCTTCGTAGTGACACTGTCGGTGAATTTAAGGTAGGTAATAGAATTGCTACCGAAGATCGATCGACAATTGGAGAGATCTATAACTCTGTATCAAATATCGTCATTGAGTCACCGGGATCGGGTTATAATGTCGGGGATCGTATTCGTCTCGAGGGTCGTTCACGTATTAGTTTTGAGGCTCGTGTAACCGATGTCGATGAGATTGGAGCAATACAGAATGTTTCGATTCTTGACTTTGGTTCGGGCACCACACCAGAACATATCCTCGATTCCAGATCATCGGGACAATACTTTCTAAACGAGTTTGGAATCTTTCAGTACGTTGGAGAGGATCGTCAACTCGATCTGGCCGATAACGTTGATATTAGTGAAGATTCATTTACCGGTTTTACACAGAACTACACCGAAGGAATATACTTCTCTCAACCATATTCCGGCACAGCGCTCTTTTCGTCGACCGATCTCTCATTGATCAATCAAGCTCTGACAGAATCGGATATTCAGGTATTCCCGTCGGATCTGGTACCCTCCCCGTCCTATCAGATCGATACTACTGATGGTAATGGCGCGGCGTTTTCTCTTGAATTTAGCCCGATCGTCGAGACAAGTGGATACTATGACGGTGTTCGAGGACAGTTGTCAGAAGCAATCGTTCTTCAAGATTCAGAGTTCTATCAAAAGTTCTCCTATGAGGTCGTGACGAGTTATTCTTATGACCGTTGGATCGAACCCCTTAAAAATCACGTTCATCCTTCCGGAACCAAACCGTTTGGTCTCATTAACAAGATTGAAAGACTTGATCCTTCTGTCGAAATATTCTCTGACGATGTCCTGAAAGCCTTACAAACGGATCGTGTGTCAACACCAGAGAACGTCAAAATATCTTTCACTAAAAGGCTCGAAGATCGAGCCTCGTTTTCTGAGACATTTACGACTGCGTTAAGTATTCCGAGAAGATACACCGATTCTGCACTTACGAGCGACTCGGGTCTGGTGATTCTACAATCATCGGAAGAAGCATACTCATCGGAATATTACTTCTCGCAAGACTATGCTGCAGAAGCAATTAGTTTTTAAGATATAAATACATCATATGGAATACAAAAGGAAATCATAATCATGGGAGCCTCAACCAAAGACTTTACAAGGGCGAAGGGTAACGTTAACATCGTTGTTACCGATTCGAAGAGTGGTCTTGAAAAAGACCGTCGTGAGATACACAACATGGTCGTTGATGTTGGTCTTGAGTACATTATCAGTCGTATGGCGAGTGCAGATACCAATGTTATGACTCATATGGCACTCGGATCGGGCAGTACGCCAGAAGACGGTAGTTCGACGGATATGGAAGCTGCTCTTGGTCCTCGACAAAGTCTATCATCAACTCAGATCGCCGATTCCGGTATCGGTGTTAATGACTCGATTCGATACAACGCTGCATGGTTTGAGGGTGAGTCTCTTGGCACGATCAATGAAGCCGGTCTGTTCAACAATGGAACATCTGGTCAGGGTATCATGTTGGCAAGAACAACTTTTCCAACTATCATCAAACAACAGAATGATATTCTTACCGTCGAATGGACGATTACTCTTGAACCCGAATACCTGTCATCATCGGGCGGTTAATAGATCATGTTTTTAAGACCCACAACGAACTTTAGATTTAGAAATTCCAAAGAGTTTGTAGACTCGGTAAATAACGGCAATCTAAATCTTTATGCGTTTGTGTCAAGATCATATCCATGGGAAGACGAATCCAATCCTCCCGCACCCGTTCTTTCAACAGAGGAACAGCAGAAGGTGTGGGATGATATGATGATTCTGCGAAAAATTCAACCCACCGATATTGTACTTGGTATTCGTCGTATACCATGGCAAAGAGATTCGGTGTATCAAGAGTTCAATGATGCGCTCGATCTTCAAGAAGAAAACTTTTATATTTTTACTCAGCCCGAGGGTAACGTATATCTTTGCATAGATAACAATAACGGTGCGCCATCTACTGAGAAACCGACTCATCGTGATGAGAACGTAGTCGAGGAGTCCGATGGATACAAGTGGAAGTATATGACCACTATATCCACGTCTCTCATAAACAAGTTTCTTCTTAACGACTATGTGCCGTTTGAGTCGAATGAAGAGATCATAGAGAGCGCGACACCGGGTACGATCGAGCATCTTAAGGTCGAGAGTTCTGGCAGTGGTTATCCCGCAAACGCGACGATTGGCAACTCGAACGAACTTCCGGTTTTTATACAGGGTAACGGTACACAGGTATCGACAGCAACCGCGGCGATCACTGTGATTCAGGGTTCGATACGATCGATCAACCTAACATCAAGTGGCAATGATTACTTCTATGGTCCTGGTGTAGAGTTTCCTGTTGCGATACGCCAGGTCACAGCGAACGGTACGGTACAGAACGCATACGGCGTCGCAACAACAAATCTTGATGGTGAAATAGACGCAGTGTCGGTTATCATCGGAGGATCAGGCTACCAACCTGGTTCGGTGTCAATCGTACAGAGTTCTGGAGAAGGATACGCAGAAACAAACAGTAGTGGAGAGATCATCAACGCCGAGATGAGAATCGGTAGGTTTGGCAATGATTTCTTCAAGGCATCTGCGATCGTTGTATCGGATTCTGGATCAGGAGGTAACGTAATTCCAACCGTGTCTCCTAAGGGCGGATTTGGTGTTGATCAGGGAAAACAGTTACACTCACACTACGCCCTGATATCACTCGAGGTGGACGCCGACGACATTCTTTCTCTTGCGACTTTCAACGAGTTTCGTCAGATCGGATTAATATCGGATCCTCTTGAATACTCGAACGATCCGCTCTTGAGTAACGGTGCGGTCGACTCTGACGGTGGTAATATTTACGAGTCCGATGGAACAATCTCCGGTACACCACTCTCAATCAATTCGGCCGATGCAAAACATCGACTCGAACTCACCGGATCAAATCAGGGGTTCATTGAGAACGAAACCATTGTCGGAGAAACATCGGGTGTTATTGGTCTTAACACTGTTCGTTTTGGAACGGACTCATTAAGATTCTCTCTCGATGATTCAATTATCAGTGAGGACGACGTCGAGTTTACGATCGGAGAGCAAATTCGAGGTATCTCGTCCGGAGAGACTGCGATTGTTTCTAATTTCGTTCGACCGGACGTTGAGAAGTACTCTGGTGAGATATACCATATAAATAACATTGAACCAATCATCCGAAACGACGATCAAAGAATCCTTGTTACGTTTGCGCTGAAATACTAAGGAATTCATAAGAATGGCAGATTATAATAGAGAACCGTATTGGGACGACTACGACGAAGATAAGAATTTTCTTAGAATTCTATTTCGTCCGGGTTACGCCGTACAGACTCGTGAGCTTACTCAACTTCAGACAATGTTGCAAAAACAGATCGAACGTCACGGCAAACACGTTTTTCGTGAGGGAACAATCGTTCTCGGTGGCGGATTTGATCTTCAGACGGACATTGAATATGTCAAGATTCAAAACGTATCTCCGTCAGAGGACTCTCTTAGTCAGTTCGTCGGTCAGACCGTCGAGGGCGAAACCTCCGGTGTAAGAGCAAACGTTCGTGCAGTTGACACTGATGAAGAAAACGGCAATCAGGTTCTCTTTGTAAGATACACGGCGTCGTCCGGTAATAACGATCGATTCCTTCCTGACGAGACACTCGATGTCATCAATACATCGATCAGTGCTGACGTACTCTCGTCAACAGATAATCCGATTGGTAAGGGCACCATCTTCTCGATCGATGACGGTGTTCTTTTTTCGAAGGGTTTCTTCGTCTCTTTTGAAAGACAGACGGTTGTTGTGTCACGTTATGATACAGAACCAAACGCGACGATCGGATTCTTTTTGAACGAAGACATCGTAACTCCGATTGATGATACTTCTCTTCTTGACAACGCGCAGGGTACGTTCAACTTTACCGCACCCGGTGCGCACAGACTTGCGATTGACGCACGACTTGCGGTCGTGGATATTGGTGATGAAGAAGAGAATCCAGATTTCAATCGTATTGCTGATGTAAGAAAGGGTGAACAGGCATCCTCAAGAGAA